TAATGGAAATAACAGAAAGAATAAAACAGATAATAAAGCAAGAAACAAATATAGATGTTTGTAAAAGCAGTAGGAAACATAATATAATTGAAGCAAGAGCATTATACTTTCATTCAATTAAACATTTTAAACCTAAAATGACATTACAAGAAATGGCTGATTCAGTAAATAAGAATCACGCTACTGTAATACATTCACTAAACAACTATTCTATGTACGAAAAGTTTAACGATGAATTAAGATATTTAAAAAACATAATTATAAATCAAATGGAAGAAGAAAACGTTTTAAATACAGAAGATAACAATCAGTTAAGATTAGAACTTAAAAAAAGAACTTTAAAAATATCAGAACTGCAAATTAAATTAGAGGAAAGTAATTTAAGAATAAAACAAATGGAAAAAGCAAGATACGAATACAAAATAATAGAACGCTTAACTAACCTTCTTAATGAAACAAAAGGAACAGAACATCAAGAAGTAATGATACTACGTTTAGAAGCTATCTACGATATGAATATGAAAGTAATAGAACATAATAAAAACAAATAAGATGCCAGATATAACAATGTGTTCAGGAAACAACTGTGAATTATCTTCTATGTGCTATAGATATAAAGCAGAACCAAGTAAGTTTAGACAATCTTGGTTTATGTATCCTCCTAATAAAGGATTAGAATGTGAATACTTCTGGGAATATAAAACTGATGAAGAATGAAATATATATTAGTGTTATTAGCTTATGAATTTATAAGGTCAAAAATGATTTGGCTATGGTATTATTTAATTAAAAAAGGAACAGAATAATGGAAGCAAGATTAACATTTATTTTACCCGAAGAATTATCAGATTTTTATAGAGCAACACAGTCTTTAAATATGGCTTGTGCTTTATTTGATATATTACAATTGCGTAAGACTACGGAAAGAAGATTTGAAGGTATAGATAATACTCATAATGATGTATTTGATGGAATAGACGCAATGGCAGAAGGAATTGCACAAATATTTGAGGAGCATAATATTAATGTTGATAAACTAATAGAATGAAACCAATTCATAAACTAAATGGAGGAATAGGTGCTACACTATGTCACTTATGTAGTATAATAATAAATACAGGTGCTACTCAAGACTTGTATTGTGATAAATGTTTATCTGAAAGAATTGTAACTGATTCTGAATTTAAACAAATAAAAGAAAGAGCAAATAATTTAATGAGATTGAAAAAAGGATTTAAAGATAAACAATAATAGATTTTATTTATTTTTAATTCAATAATAATTACTTTTTTGAATATGGAAGATAAAAGAAAATACAACGGTGGTAATAAAAATGCTGGACGTAAACCAAAAGTAGAAGAACAAAAAGTAAACAATATCTTTTTAAAAGCATTAGGTGAACTTTACAATAAAGATACAGAAGAAGAAACAAAGATAGCATTTGTTAAATCTACACTAATGGAATCACAAAGAGGACAGTTGTTTATTGCTGAACATATATTTGGTAAGCCAAAAGAAATTATTGAAGCTACACACAACGTAAATGATTTTAACATAAAAGATATATTTAAAATTGGAAATAAATCTGAATGAAAAGTATAATCTATTAGGAAGTGATAGTAGGTACTTTGTAATTACAGGTGGAAGGGGTTCAGGGAAATCATATTCTTTGAACTCGTTTCTTCTGTTATTAACTTATGAAGTAGGACACGTTATATTATTTACAAGATATACTTTAACTTCTGCAAACGTTTCTATTATTCCTGAATTTATAGATAAGATTGAAACAGCTAATTTAAGCCACGAATTTTATATTACGAAGGATGAAATAGTAAATCTAAAAACAGGTTCTAAAATACTCTTTAAAGGTATTAAAACAAGTAGTGGCACACAGACTGCAAGTTTAAAATCATTAGCTGGAGTTACAACTTGGGTATTAGATGAAGCAGAAGAATTAAATGATGAAGAAATATTTGAAAAGATTGATTTTAGTATAAGAACTAAAGGAATACAAAATAGAGTTTTATTAGTCTTAAATCCTGCAACAAAAGAACATTTCATTTATAAGAAATTCTTTGAAGATAAAGGAATACAATCAGGAAGTAATTTAATCAAAGGAGATACAACTTATATCCATACAACATACGAGGACAATATAGAAAACCTTTCTGAATCATTTATCAATCAGATTGAAAATATAAAGTTAAGGAGACCAGAAAAGTATAAACATCAAATATTGGGTGGATGGTTAGATAAAGCTGAAGGAGTTATATTTACTAACTGGACTATTGGAGAATATAAACAAATAGGTAAAAGTATATTCGGTCAAGATTATGGATTTGCTGCAGATGAATCAACTTTATTAGAATGTAATATAGATAGTTCTAATAAACGAATTTATATTAATGAAAGGTTTTATTTAAAAGGGTTAACAACATCACAGATATATCAATTAAATAAACAACACGCTAATGATGGTTTAATAGTTGCTGATTCAGCAGAACCAAGATTAATAAGTGAATTAGCTACATTAGGTTTAAATATAGTACCTGCAATTAAAGGACCAGATTCTGTTACTTATGGTATTAGTGTATTACAAGATTATGATTTAATAGTTTCACCTGAATCAATTAATTTAATAAGAGAATTAAATAATTATTGTTGGTTAGAAAGAAAGTCAAAAACACCACAGGATGCACACAATCATTTGCTTGACCCATTAAGATATGCAGTTACATATCAATTAGGAAATGCTAATAAAGGAAATTATTTTATATATTAAAATTGTATATATTTGTATAATATTAAACTAAAAATTAATTATGAGTTACGGACAAATGATTGCAGTAATACAATGTTATATACATCACAAAAAGAATGTAGAAGTGGTTATTAATTTACCAAGAAATATAGGTGAGATTAGAAAGATGCAGGAAATGTATAAGGTTGCAAGTTCTTATTTGAAAAGTTAAATAAAAGTTAAATGTATTATATTTAAAACAAAATGATTATATTTGTACATAATATAAAACAAACACTATGAAACAATACGAAGTTAAAGGTTGGTACAGATATGCCGACAACGAGAAAGATTATGAGTATGCTAAAATAATAGCAGAAAACGAACAAATGGTTATCACATTATTCAGAGATATGTTTAAACAAAACTTCTTTGCAATAGATATAAAAGAAATTAGTTAAGCTGTGTAAAGCGTTGGAACTTATAATCCATTAGAAACTAAATGTAATTCAAAACCCTGATAAATAAAAAATCCCGCCGTCAATTACAGGGAGCAAGGCGGATTGGAATTACAAATTAAGACTTACAGAAATGTAGGTCTTTTTTTTGTTTAATACAATTTATACTTTATTTTATTATTATAAAAAAATAAACAAATGAAGTTAGAAATAACAATACCAACAAAATTAAGTGAAATAAAACTTTCACAATATCAGGCTTTTTTAAAGATAGCTAAAGACAATGAAGATTCAGAATTTCTACATCAAAAGATGGTACAGATATTTTGTGGAATAGATTTAAAAGAGGTTGCACAGATTAAATATAAAGATGTAAATGATATAACTACATCTATTGGAAATATGTTTAACCAGAATCATTCTTTTATACCTACGTTTAAAATGGGAGGAACTGAATTCGGTTTCATTCCTAATTTAGATGATATGACATTTGGGGAATATACTGATTTAGATACTTATATTACTGATTGGGATGAGATACATAAAGCAATGGCAGTATTGTATAGACCAATTAAAAAGAAAGGCTTAAATGGCACGTATGAGATTGAAGATTACAATGGAAGTATAACTTACGCAGAGGTTATGAAGTTTGCTCCATTAGATGTTTGTTTAGGTGCTACTGTTTTTTTTTATCGTTTAGGCAACGAATTATTGAAAGCTACGATAGCTTATTTGGAGAAGGACAAGGAGGTACAGAATATTCTGCAACGGCATTATTCAACTCAAGATATGGATGGTACAGTAGCTTATATGCTCTCAGTCAAGGAGATGTTACAAGATTTGATTCCATCACAAGATTACCAATTAATCAATGTTTAACATATTTAACATTCGAAAAAGAAAAGAATAAAATAGAAGCTGATTTAATTAAAAGACAGAATAGATGACATCACATTATTACGAAATAACACAAGCAATTAAGAACCAATTAAAGGAAGATTTATTTGTAAATACAGTTACTATAGGAGACATATTTAAAGTTGATTTAAACAAGCTTACAATCTTTCCTTTGAGTCATATTATAATTAATTCAGCAACTTATTTAGGTTCAACTTGGAGTTACAATGTATCTATATTATGTATGGATATAGTTGATGAAAGTAAATCATTAACAACTGATATATTTTTAGGTAATGACAATGAGCAAGATGTTTTAAATACGCAATTAATGGTAGTTAATAGATTCTTGGAAGTTTTAAGAATGGGTAAATTTGGAGATGATTATGAATTAGCAGGAACACCTTCTTGTGAATTTTTTACAGAAAGATTTGAAAATAAAATGGCAGGAGTTACAGTTACTTTTGATATGGTAATTCAAAATCAAATGAGCAAATGTTAGAAGTTGAAAAGACTTTAAAGAAATTTAGGGATTATGTTATCCAACAATCAAGAAGCAATCTAACTAAAGGTGGTAAAAATAGTTCTAAAGAATTATATAATTCAATCGATGGTGAAGTAGTTACTGAAAATGGATTTAGCATAGTTGGTTTTACAATGGCTGAATATGGTGCTTACCAAGATAAAGGAGTTTCAGGTAAGATTAAAAAATATAATACACCATATAGTTATAAAAATAAAATGCCACCTGTAAAAGCATTTGATAAATGGATGGTAAGAAAAGGAATAGCACCAAGAAATGAAAAAGGAGAATTTCAATCAAGAAAAGGTTTACAATATGCAATAGCAAGAAGTATATTTTTAAATGGAATTAAACCTTCTTTATTCTTTACTAAACCATTTGAAGCAGGATATAAGAAATATATAGATGTAGATTTAATAAAAGCATTTGGTCAAGATGTTGAAACAATGGTAGATTATAATTTAAAAGATATAAAATGAACATAGTAAAAATTTATAAAGGAGAAGATACAGAACCAACTTTTGTAATAGAAAGTACAGAAGTAATTGATTCAAGTCAATATGTAATTTTATTGGATTGCAAAGAAGAAATATATTTAGATGAAGAATTGATTAATACCATATATCATACAATATGAAAGTAGTAAAAGTAAGAAGTCCGTTTATAATTGAAGTAGGAGGTTATGGGTCAACACATATTGGAAGCAAAATAATATTATCTATTTGGAATAAAGGAACAGCAGAGCCTACTTCTGGAAATGGGTATTATGAATTATCAAAATCAAATCCAAGTGCAACACAAAAAGAAACATATTACAACGTTTCTAATTATGTGAGAGAATTTATAGAAAATATAAAGCCTACTAAAATAGTAAGTTCACCATCTTACGAAGATAATAATGAATGGGTAAATTTTAGAGTACGTAAATCTTGGGATAATGGAACAACTTATACAGAAATTTCTAATGTAGTATATGTAGGTGTTAATGGATTTACAACTTATACTCAAGGAGTTAATTCTATTATCGATAGTACAACTACTGGATTTTTATCTAATGATTTAATTTCAAAAAATATATTAAAGTCAAGTTCATCTTTAAAAAATTATGGTAATTGGATGGGTGAATTTACAGGTAGTAATTCGGTAAATATTGTTTACACTAATTTATCGAATACTTATACCATAACTCAAACAGTAAGCGGATTGAGTGGGATATATAATTTAAAAATACCATTAACATTGCATCCAACAAATACTAATTTTCAAGACGGATGTAAATTAACAGTTAATTATTTTAATGGTGGTACATTATTAAATTCAGATGTAGTTTTTGTCAATTCAATTGAAGAATGTAAATATACACCAGTTGAATGTACGTTTATAAATAGATATGGAGGTTGGGAATTCCTAACATTTTTCAAAGCACAAAGTAACACAGTTACATCAAAAGGAGCAGATTACAAATTAACTCAAGCTAATATAAATTATAATCATTCAATAGGTCAATTCAAAACATTTAATCTAAATGGTAAACAAACTATAAAATTAAATACAGGTTTTGTAGATGATAATTATTCAGAATTGATAACTGATTTATTATTATCAGAAACTGTTTTGTTAGATGGTAAACCTGTAACAGTAAAAACACAAGGAAGCGAATTAAAGACAAGTTTAAAAGATAAACTAATAAACTACGAAATGGAATTTGAATACGCTTATAACCTTATAAATGATGTTGTATAATGAAAGTAGTAGGTATATATATCCAAGATTCAGAAACTTTAGAATACAATAGAGTTGATTTATTTGATGATGAGAAAATAAGTGTTACAAGTTCTATACAAAATATAAATGATATTGCTAAAACTTATACAGACTTTAGTCAAACATTTACAGTACCAGCGACAAAACAAAACAATAAGATATTTAAACATTGGTACGATAACTCAAATGATTTTCCATTTAGTACATTAGTTAAATCTAATGCTTATATTGAAATAGATACTATACCATTTAGAAAAGGTAAGATTCAACTTGAAAGTGCAAATGTAATTGATGGTCAAGCACAAGATTATTCAATTACTTTTATTGGAATATTGGGTAACTTAAAAGATACGTTTGCGGGTAAGTATTTAAAAGATTTAACGAGTACTGCTTACGATTTTGAGTATACTGCTGATAATGTAGCACACGATATTTTTGGTGCTGCAGTAAGTACTGATGTAATGTTCCCATTAATAACATCAGGTAGAAGATGGAATTACGGATTAGGTAATGTTGATGATATAAGTTTAGATACAAGTCCAATAAGATACAATGAATTATTTCCAGCTATAAGATTGAGAGCAGTTTTAAATATGATTGAAACTCAATTTGGAATTAACTTTGATGGAACAACAGAAGAACCAAGTACTTTTTTAAGTGATGCAAGATTTACAAATGCTTATTTATATTTAAATAATGCTGAAGAATTTAAAACAGACTTATTTCAACAAATTGATTTTACAACAAAAGGAAATTTAGAAGATTTACCGGGAGTAACTGTAAATTTAGACGAAAATTATTTTATAAGAGCAAATGGTGGAAATACAATAATTACAATTACACCTCAAACTGGATTTACAACTGTTCCTTATACTGTTAAAAGATATTTAGACGGAGAAGTTTGGACTACATACACAGATAGCGATGGAGGTACAAGCACATTCTTTGTCAGAACTGATGCAGATAATAAAAAACATTCATTTTATATTGAAACAACTCAAAGTTTTGAATTTGAATTTCAAATACAGATGGCTCAATATGGACAAGTTAGTTACACAAAATCTGCTACTATGTCACCTCCTCAAATACTTTCATCAAATTTATCAATTATTACACATTTCCCCGAAATAAAAATAGAAGATTTCTTTTCTGGATTATTAAAAATGTTCAATCTAACTTGTTATTCAAGTGATGGAATAAACTATACAGTAGAGCAATTAGAAAGCTATTACAATGCTGGTTCAGACATAGACATAACAAAGTACGTATTACAAGATAAGAAGGCTTTAAATCGAGTTAAAACATATAAGAGAATAAACTTTGAATATGAGAAGTCAGAATCATTTATAAATGTAGATTTTAATTCAAGAACTGGTATTGAATACGGTTCACTTTATTATCAAAATAATCCAATAACAGAAGGTGAAGAATATTCTGTTAAGTTACCTTTTGAAAATTTAAACTTTAGTAAATTAAGTGGATTTTTACAAGTAGGATATTGTTTAAAAACAGATTTACAAAAGTATATTCCTAAGCCAGTAATTTTATATGATTATTCTCGTGATGGATTAACAAATTGCCCAACCGTTTATTTTTCAAATGCATTAATTGGAAATGGAAGTGGTTACAATCAATATAAAGCATTTGGTCAAGAAACTTTGGCTTATAATACAACTTACGGATTAAACTTCCCACCACAACAAAGCACACTAACATTAGAAATTATAGAAAATGGATTATACCAACAATACTATCAACAATACTTTGCTAATATATACAACTATAAAGCACGATTAATTAAATTAAGTGCTATACTACCAACAAGTGTATTAACTACGCTTAAATTGAACGATAGTATCATTATACGTGATTCTAAATATTTAATCAATACTTATACAACAGACTTAACAACAGGATTAGTTCAATTTGAATTGTTAACAGATGAAAGAGTAAGGATAGATTTACAAGAAGTAAATACTTTTATAGGAGGTGTATCATCAACTATTTCTACAGATTCACTTCTTGCTACAAAACTTGGCATATCAGTATCAGCAATTTCTAAATTTTCAATAGATGGTAGTAATATAAGTTGTAGAATTGAAGGAAATTATAATATACCAGCATCAGCTTTTGCTAACAATACTAATATAACTTATTTTGATGATTCAGATGGATTAGTTAATATTATAAATAATACTGCTTTTTTTGGATGTACAGCACTATCTTATATTGAATTTCCAAATGTTACCAATATTATATCAAGTTCAGCAGGTGGAACAGCAGGAACATTTCAAAACTGTACATCTTTAATTTCTTTTTCAACTCCTAAATTAGTTACATTAAGCGGTACTGGGTCTGCTTTTTTCGGATGTACATCATTAATATCTTTATCATTTCCTTTATCAAATACAAGTATTCCAACAACTACTTTTTATAATTGTTCATCATTAACTTTGGTAGATATTAATATTAATGGAAATGTTGGTGTCCTTGCTTTTGCAGGTACAAAAATAACAAGTATTAACTTATCGAATGCTACAAGTATAGGGAATGATTGTTTTAATAGTGTGACTACTTTAGTTGGTGCAATAAATGCTAATTTATGTACAAATTTAGGTAGCAATTCTTTTAAAAACACAAGAATTACAAGTATATCGTTAAACTTATTAACTCATATAAACGTTAGAGCTTTTTACGACTGTATATCACTAACTTCTATTTCTATTCCAGAAGTATTGACAATAGATAGCTCGAATGCAGGTGGAACAGCAGGAACATTTCAAAACTGTACATCTTTGACATCTTTTATAGCTCCTAAATTGACTACAATACAAAATAATGGATATTTTTTATTGGCAAGTTGTTCAAGTATAAACACTATATCAATGCCTGCACTTACAACATTAGGTGGAACAGTTGGTGATAATTATATTTTTTATCTTATAAAAACAGGATGTACAATAACAGTCCCTATCGCTTTTCAAACTAATAATAGTGGTAGTCCTGATGGAGATTTACAATATGCAATAACAACAAGAGGAGCTACAGTAACATATATATAAAACACTAAAACAATGATAAAGCACATATTAGATTTATTAGCATTAGATGAATTTTACGGACAAAGTAAATTGATTGAAATAGCTAAAGGAAAATATCAAAGACCAACAACATTAAAACAAGGATTTAACCAAATCAAAAGAGAAATAAAATGGCTGAAAAGAAAACAATAGAGTTAGAAATAAAATCTAATTTAAATGTTGCAGAAAAACAATTAAAAGATTTAGGAGATGCCATTAAAATAGTAGATAAAGAAGCTACTAATCTTGATGCTACATTTGAAGAAATTTATGGTGATATAAAACCATTAACTGCTCAAATGGGTGAATTGGAAGATAGACTTTATGAACTTGCTAAAGCAGGAAAACAAAATACTAAAGAATATCAAGATTTATTAAGAGAGGTAGGAAAATATAAAAGAATACAACAAGAAACAGATAAAGTTGTAGATGCTGCTGCACAAACAATGAGCAGTAAATTATCAGGGTCTTTAAATGCTGCTGCTGGAGGTTTTTCTTTAGTACAAGGTTCGATGGCTTTGTTTGGTGCTGAAAGTACACAAGTTGAAGAAGCTATTTTAAAAGTTCAAGCAGCTATGGCTATAAGTCAAGGTGTTCAAACTATTCAAGAAGGTGCTAAAAGTGTTACTGCTTTAGGCAATTCAGTTAAAAGTTATACAATAGTACAAAAAATTATTACTGCTGGACAATGGTTATGGAATGCTGCTATGTCTGCAAATCCAATAGGATTACTTATTGCAGGTATTGCTGCTTTAATTGCAGGAGGTATTGCCTTAACAAATTATTTTAAATCAAATGCAATAGCAGCAGAAAAAAATGCTGCATCTATTAAAGCAAATAAAACTGCATTAGAAAGTCAATCTAAAGCTGCTGATAGTGCTTCTAAATCATTACAAACAAATTATAATTACCAATTAGAAATGGCTAAAGCAACAGGTGCTTCTACTGCTGCAATTAGAAAATTAGAATTAAAATTAATAGATGAAAAAATAGCTTTTGCTGATTCAAGTAGAGAGATAGCTAAAAACACATACCATAAAAATTTAAATGCTTTAGCAAGTTTAAAAGCAGCAGATGCTGATGAAGAACAAATAAAATTACAAGAAGAAATAACAAGAAAATCATTAGAAGAATTTGGTAAACAAACCAAAAATTTAAATGATGCAAATGCTGAAAAGGGTAATATAATTAGAAAGCAAAATGTAGAAATAAGACAAGAGCAAACTAATCATAATAACGAATTAAGAAATAAAAATAAAGAAGCATCAACAAAAGCAAAAGAAGATGCTATTGCTGCTGCAAAAGAATTAGAAGAAGAACGCCAAGCATTAATAGGTAAACAAGGTGAAAGAGCAAGAGATGAATACGAAGCATCTGAAAAATTAATTAAAGATGCAAAAAAAGCAAATGAAGATGCTTTAAAAACTGAAAACCAAATAAAGGTTGAAAAAGAAAATGCTGATTTTGAATTAAAAAAACAAAGTTTATTACAAAAAGGGTTGTCTATTGAAGAAATAGAAAAAGAACATAAAAGAAAATTAGCTGAATTAGATACCGAATATTTTGCAAGTGAAGCAGATAAAGGTATTAAAAGTACTGCTGATGCAAAAGCACAGTCAGACGCTAAAATTGCAATAGCTCAAAAAGAAAAAGAAGGAAGAATACAAGCTGCTGATGCTGCTGCAAATACATTATCTGGATTATCTGAATTATTAGGTAAAGAAACTGCTGCTGGAAAAGCTGCTGCTGTAGCAAGTGCAACTATTAACACTTTTAGTTCTGCTCAAAAGGCTTATGATTCTACAGTTGGTATTCCATTTGTAGGTCCTGTTTTAGCACCTATTAATGCAGGTTTAGCTATTGCTGCTGGTATTAAAAATGTTAAATCTATTTTAGCGGTTAAAACTCCGGGAGGCGGAGGCGGTTCTGCTCCAAGTGGTGGTGGTGGAGGTGCTTCTACTCCTGCTGCTCCTGCATTTAACGTAGTAGGTGCAAGTCCAACAAATCAAATTGCTCAAACAATAGCAAATCAACAACAACAGCCTATAAAGGCTTATGTAGTTTCTAATGATGTTACAACTGCTCAAAGTTTAGACAGAAATATAATTTCAAGTGCTTCAATAGGATAAACAAAATAAATATAAATTAATTATAATTAAAAAAATAATATGAGAATAGTTGAATTAATAATAGACGAAACTGAAAAGTTAAACGGAATAGAAGCGGTATCAATAGTTGAATTTCCTGCAATAGAATCTAACTTTATTGCTTTGAGTGAACATTTAGAGCTTGCTAAAGTTGACGATGAAAAGAAAATTTTAATGGGTGCTGCATTAATACCAAATAAAAACATTTACCGTAAAAATGGCGATGATGAATATTATATATTCTTTTCAAATGATACAGTAAGAAAAGCAAGTGAATTATTCTTAATGAATAGCAATCAAAACAATGCAACATTAGAACACGAAAAGAAACTAAAAGATTTAAGTGTAGTTGAATCTTGGATAGTTGAAGATACTGAAATGGATAAGTCTAAAAAGTATGGTTTAAATGCTCCTGTAGGTACTTGGATGGTATCTATGAAAGTTAATAATGATGCTATATGGAATGACTTTGTAAAGACCGGAAAGGTTAAAGGATTTTCAATCGAAGGATATTTTTCGGACAAATTAGAAATGAGTTTAAATTTAAATAAAAAAGAAATGGAAAAAAATGTTATGATTGAAAAGATTAAATCTTTAATTGAAAAAAGTGAATTAAAGAATCAAAAAGTAGAATTAGCAACTATAACTTCAATAGTTAAAGAAAGAGAAAAAATTGCAGATGATTATTTAAAAGCACAAGGTATAGCAAGTAATGCAACAGGTCAATTAGATGCTATATTGAAAAACATAAAACTTAAAGCTACTTCAAATTTAAGTTCAATAGAAGAAGCTAAAAAACAAGTTAAAGATTTAGGAATCGAAAATCCAAAAGAATTAATTGACGCTGAAACAAGTGCAAAAAATTATATTAAAAGAACAGATGAATTTTTAAAGTTAGTAACTACACTTGGAAATTTTTAAAAAAAATAATGCTGAAATTAATAAATAAAATTATGGGAAAAACAAGTTCACCAACAGGTGGTAATAGAGGTTGCTTATGCAAAGATGGTAAATACTCGCAAAAATGTTGCAATGGAGAATTATCAGAACAAGGAATAGGAACTTTAGTTGGAGGTTCTACTGCAGTAGTTAGAGATGGAGCAGGAAATATAATTTCAACAAGAACAACGTAATTTATAACAAAGTGTTATAAAAATAATTATAATAAAAAATAATAATATGACAACTGAAAAATTAGTAAACGAGGCTTTGTTTGGAAAAACAGAATTAGCAAGTTTAAAAGTAGAATTAGCTTTAACAGATGCTATTAAAAAATATACTGCTGGTTACAAAAAATATAATGATGAAGGTTTAGGTTTAACTCAAAAAGGACAAAGAATAAAAGCAGAATTAAATGAAATTATTTCTGCTATGTTAAAATGGAGAGAATTAGGAGATAGTATTGCTAATGATATGTTACCTGAATTTAAAAAAATAGAAAATGCTGCAAAAGAATTAGGTATTGATGTTAAAACTATTCCTGATTATAAAGACGCTAATGATGCTTTTGTAAAATATTCAATGTTTGCAAGTAAAATGGAAGCTGAAGCAAACAAATTAAAATAAAACTTTAAATAAGTAAATATGAATGTAATTAATGAAATCAAAACTCTTTTGGGTATGGAAGTTAAACTTGCTCAAATGAAACTTAAAGATGGAGTTACTGTTATAGAAGCAGATGCTTTTGAAATGGATAACAATGTTTTTATTGTAAACGGTGAGGAAAAAATTCCTGTACCTGTTGGAGAATACGAACTTGAAGATGGAATGATTTTAGTTGTAGCAGTAGAAGGTATTATTGCTGAAATTAAAGAACCTGTTGCAGAAGTTGAAGAAGCTCCTGAAGTAGAAGAAGAAGTTGAAGCACAAGCTGCTACACCTGCTACTCCTAAAAGAATTGTTGAATCAGTTTCTAAAGAAATGTTCTTTTCTGAAATTGAAAAACTACGTACTGAAATTGCTGAATTAAAATTAAGCAAAGAAGTTGTTAAAGAAGAATTAAGTTCTGATGTTGTTGTTGAACCATTAACACATTCACCTGAAGTTAAATCTGAATTAAAATTAAATAAAATATCAACTAATCGCCAAATGACTACACAAGATATAGTTATGGCAAAACTTTTTAACTAAAAAAATTTAAATTATGCCTACTACAACAACAATTACTTCTCCTACTTATGCTGGAGAATTTGCAGGAAAATATATTTCTGCTGCTTTACTTTCTGGTTCTACTATTGCAAATGGTGGTATTGAAGTATTACCTAATATCAAATTTAAGCAGGTAATCAACAGAATCAATACTGATGCTATTGTTGCCAATGCAACTTGTGATTTTAGTGCTACTTCTACTGTTACTATTGCTGAAAAAATTATTACTCCTGAAGAATTTCAAGTAAATTTACAACTTTGTAAAAAAGATTTTCACCAAACTTGGATGGCGATTTCACAAGGGTATTCGGCATTTGACTCTTTGCCCCCAACATTTGCTGATTATTTGATTTCTCACGTAGCTGCTAAAGTTGCTGAAAAAATGGAAAACAACATTTGGAAAGGTGTAACTGCTAACGCTGGAGAATTTGATGGTTTTACTGCATTGCTTACTGCTGATGCTGGTTTACCTTCTACTCAAGAAGTTGCTGCTACTTCAACTAATATTACTGCTGCTTCTACAGTAGTCGCAGAATTAGGAAAGCTGGTAGACGCCATTCCAGCCGCCCTCTATGGAAAAGAAGATTTGTATCTATACATCTCTCAAGCAACTGCAAGAGCATACGTTAGAGCTTTAGGAGGATTTGGTGCTTCTGGATTAGGTGCTAATGGTACAAACGCAATGGGAACACAATGGTATAACAACGGTTCACTTTCTTTTGATGGTATCAAAATATTTGTTGCAAATGGATTAGCTCCAACTGTTGCAATAGCTGCTCAAAAATCTAACCTTTATTTTGGTACAGGTTTATTAAATGACCAAAACGAAGTTCAAGTGATTGATATGTCTCCTGTTGATGGTTCTCAAAACGTTAGAGTTGTAATGCGTTTTACTGCTGCAGTTCAATATGGTAATGTTTCTGATATTACTACTTATGGTATTACAAACGCTGCTAACTAATAATTAGTAACGTATATTAATAAGGGGTGGTAAAATGCCATCCCTTTTTTTTAACTTTAAAAATATAAAATTATGCCTTGCGATATATCATTAGGAAGAGCTGTACAATGTAAAGACAGTTTAGGAGGATTAAGAGCAGTTTACTTCATTAATTGGGGTGATGCTACAACAGTAACATATTCTGCAACTGCAGGACAAGAGGATGTTATCACTGCTTTAGGTGGTACTCCTATTGGTTACAAATATGAATTAAAAGGAACTTCAACTTTTGAGCAAACTGTAACAAGTTCAAGAGACAATGGAACTACATTTGTTGACCAAAAATTATCTTTGGATATTAAAAAATTAACTATTGCAGACCATAAACAACTTAAACTTTTAGCTTATGGACGTCCACAAGTTATAGTTGAAGATAACAACGGTAATTTCTTTATGGCTGGTTTGACTAAAGGAATGGATTTAGTAACTGCAACAGTATCTACAGGTGCTGCAATGGGTGATGCTTCATCTTATAAAATGGAATTTCAAGGAATGGAAAAATTACCTGCAAATTTCGTTACTGGACCATTAACTACAGGAATATTAGCTTCTATTGTTGAAGGTACTGTAGCATAACATTTTGTTTGTTTGTTTTTTTAAAGGGGTTTATGGTAAAAGTAAATCCCTTTTTTTAAACAATAACTTTTAAAAATATAAAAAAATGAGTGAATTAAAAAGAGTAATGGATACATTATTCAAAACAGAATTAAATTCTCAAAGAGTAGAGTTAGGATTAATTCAAGATTTAGAAAAATAATATTCTAAAATTGTAAATTCAACAAAAGAAATAGTTTCTGAAGGAACAAGAATAGGTAAAGAAATTTTTAATTTTAGAGATACTTACGCTGTAGATGCAAATAAATTTATTGACTTACAATCTAAATATATAAGTATGGCAAAAGAATTAGGAGTTGATGTAGATGCTAAATTTCAAAAAGCATTAAATGATTTAAGCGAAGCAAAAAATACTTTTAAATCTTTAGTTGGAAGATAAAATTAAAGCACCTTAATTGGTGCTTTTTTTTATATATTTTTTATTTCTTTTTTTACTTCTTTCCAATATATATTTACATCACTTTTAAAACTTTCATTTAATTTTCTTTTTTCCATAAGAGTTTTAATAATTTTTATTAATTGAGGTACAATAACATTTTCTTGTTTTATAATTTCATCAACTGCTATTAATGCACATTGTTTATGCCTTTCGGTATTGATGTTTATATAACCAAACTCATCAGTTGCTAATTTTATCTTATCAACTAACTCTCTTGCTTTTTCTTTTGGTGTCATAATAACTCTATTTCTTCTTTAACTTCTTGCCAAAACCAATCCATTCCTACTCTACATTCAGCTATAATCTCATCAACTGATGCTAATGCACATAATTTTATTATATGATTCTTTTGATAATATCCCTCTATTTCATCAAATAATATGTTACTAAATGAGCTTCTTAAATCTTCTGCTTTTTCTTTTGGTGTCATAATTTTTCTATTTCTTGTTTAACTTCTCTCAAATAATTAGCTAAATGATAATCTTGTGTCCATCTTAAATATTCTATAAACTCATCAACTGCTATTAATGCACATTCTTTGGCATCTTCATTATTCATACGCATATCACAAGTTCCTTCTATTGAATCAACAAAACTAATACTTACATCTCTATATTTTTCAATTAACTCTATTGCTTTTTCTTTTGGTGTCATAATTTTTTTTCAAATATATAAAACTTTATAATACAAAACAATTTTATGTTTAAATTATTATTATAAAAAAATATTATGATAATTTTAAAAGAACAAAATACTGCACAAACTTTTAGCTTTATTCCACGTGAATTAAAAGCTACTACTATTGTTTTAAGAAATGAAAGTACAGGAAGTGAAACAACTATTGCTGCTGATTTCTTTTTATCAGATTATTATTTAACAACAACATCTGTTTTTAATTTAAAAGAAAATACATTTTACAATCTTTCAATTAAGAACAATAATGAAATAGTTTATAAAGACAAAGTTTTTTGTACAAATCAAGAAACAAGTACATATACAGTTAATCAAAATCAATACGTAGCAAACACTACAAACAACGAATTTGTAATTTATGAGTAATATATCAATAGTTAATTTAAGTGCTTATACAAGTCCTCAAATTCAAGAAAACAAAAAGAGCAATTATATAGAATACGGAATTGATAACAATTACTTTCAGTATTTAATTGATAGGTATCTTTATAGTGCTACAAATGGTGCTATTATAACAGGTGTTACTAATATGATTTATGGCAAAGGATTAGATGCTTTAGATTCTAATCGTAAGCCAAATGAGTATGCTCAATTCAAATCTCTTATTAAAGATGCTGATGTAAAAAAAGTAGCTTTAGAAAGAAAGTTATTAGGAATGGCTGCAATGCAAATTGTAATGGAAAAGAAACAAGTTAAACAAGTTTTACACTTTCCGATGCAAACATTAAGAGCAGAAAAATGTAATGATAAAGGACAAATTGAAGCTTGGTATTATTTCCCTGATTGGACAAAAAAGAAACCAAGTGAAGAAGCTAAACGCATTCCTGCTTTTGGATTTGGTAATGGTAATGAAGTTGAAATATATGTTATTAAACCTTATGTAAGTGGATTTGATTATTACAGTCCTATTGACTATTCTGGTTCTTTACCTTATGCTTTATTAGAAGAAAACATTGCAGATTATCAAATAAATGATTGTCAAAACGGTTTTAGTGGCACAAAAGTAATCAATTTCAATAATGGTATTCCTTCAGAAGAAATGAGGGATAAAATGAAACGTGAAGTACTTGGTAAATTAACAGGTGCAAGAGGAGAAAAAGTAATTGTAGCTTTTAATAGTAATGCTGAATCAAAAACAACAGTTGAAGATTTACCTTTAAATGACGCTCCTGCACATTACGAATATTTGTCAAGAGAATGTTTTGAAAAGCTAATAGTAGGACATAGAGTTACAAGTCCAATGTTATTAGGAATTAGAACAGGAGATGGTGGTTTAGGCAACAATGCAGACGAAATAAAGACTGCTACGCTATTATTTGACAACATAGTAATAAAACCTTACCAATTAGAAATAATTGAAGCATTAGACGCTATTTTAGCTATTAACAATATATCATTAAAGTTATATTTTAAAACAATTCAACCTTTAGAATTTGTAGATACATCAGGAATGAATGCAGAAACTCAAGAAGAAGAAACAGGAGTTAAAATGTCTGCTGAAACTAATGTAGAATTAGATGATTTTCTTTCTTCTAAAGGTGAAATATTATCTGATAATTGGGTTTGTGTTGATGAAACAGAAGTTGATTATGATACTGAAGAAGAATTAGATTCTGAAATTAACAATCTAAATAAAAAAAGTATATTATCAAAAATTGTAAAATTTGCAACAAGTGTCAGTTCAAGACCAAATGCTAAATCTTCACAAGATGAAACAATAGATAGTTTTAAATTTATTACAAGATATTCTTATACCGGTAATCAAAGTCCAGAAAGAGAATTTTGTCAAAAAATGATGACTGCATCAAATAACGGTAGAGTTTACAGAAAAGAAGATTTAGAAAATGTAAATTCTAAATTAGTTAATGATGGATTTGAACACAATAATACTCCTTATAATATCTTCTTATATAAAGGTGGACCAAGATGCCACCATAAATTTTTAAGAAAGACTTTTGTAAATATGGAAGGTGTTAAAATTGATGTTAATAATCCTAATGCAAAAACAATATCTGTTGCAACTGCTGAAAAATATGGTTATAGAATTAGAAACGCAAAAGAAGTAGCAATGATGCCAAATGATATGCCTTTAAAAGGTTTTCATCCAAATAATAAAAATTTACCTAAAGACGTTTAAAAATGGCACAAGGATTATTCATAAGCACAAATGACATAGTTAAATTTACTAATTTGAATGGTAATTTAGACCCTGATATATATACTCAATATATATTTCAAGCACAACAATTACACATACAAAACTATTTAGGAACTAAACTATACGATAAAATAAACGATGGTATTGTAGCAGGTAATTTAGCAAGTCCATATACAACGCTTTTAAGCAAATATATTAAGCCAATGGTAATACATTGGGCAATGGTAGAGTTTTTACCTTACGCAGCTTATAAAGTATCAAATAAAGGAGTATTCAAACATAATTCTGAAAACAGTTCTACAGTTGAAAAGTCTGAAATAGATTTCTTAATTGAAAAAGAAAGAGATGTTGCACAATCTTATACAAATAGGTTTATAGATTATATGAGTTTTAATCAAAATTTATTTCCTGAATATACTGCTAATTCAAATGCTGATGTATTTCCAGACCACAATGCAAACTTTACTGGCTGGGTTTTGAATTTAGCAATTCTATTAACATTAATAATTTAACATAAATAAAAAAGCGTATGCAAACAGAAATTTGGAAGCCAATAAGTGGATACAATGGCTATTATGAAGTAAGTAATTTAGGTAGGGTAAAAAGTATTACAAGGAAAATAGAAATGACAAATCCTTTTATTCCTACCAAAAAAGATTTTTATACTTACAAAGGAAAATTAATTTCTTTTTGGATAACTCCAAAAGGATATTGTAGATGTACATTAAATATTGATGGTATTAAAAAAAATCATTTAGTACATCAGTTAGTCGCAAAATCTTTTATAGAAAATATAGAAAACAAAAAACAAGTTAATCATATTAATTGTATAAAAACAGATAATAGACTTGAAAATTTGGAATGGGTTACAAATTATGAAAATCATTTACACGCAGTAAAAAATGGTTTGTTACATTATCAAAAAAGATGAATAAAAAAGAAACATACAAGCCAAAAGAAACTAACGTAAAAAAGTTAGAGGTATTTTTAAACAAACTAAATAAAGACAAATAATGGCTTTAGATTTTACACATATAAAAGGAGATACATTTGAATTGGTAAACTTTCAAATGCTTGTTAATTCAGTTGCTTTAAATTTAACAGGTTGTACATTAAGAATGCAATTAAGAAAAGAATATGGAGGAGTAATATTTCTTTCATTAACTTCTGTTGCAAGTGCTGGAATAACTATTACAAATGCTGCCACAGGTTCATTTAGAATTAATAGACAAATAATAAATTTAGATGCTTATAACTATATTTATGACATTGAATTAATAAAAACAGATGGTACTGTTAAAACTTATATAAGTGGAAACTTTTCAATAACTAATGACGTAACACGATAATGGCAAACGATATAATAGATATTAATGTTTACGAAACAACTGAATCGGTTTCAATTACTGTAAATCCTAATTTAACTACTGTAAATATTAATCAAGTTACAGGAGGTGGTGGTGGTGGTTCTCAAGATTTACAATCTGTTACAGATATAGGTGCAAATACTACTAATGGTATAACCATTGATACTGGAGATACTTATGAAATAGGTCTTTCTGCAATATCAGGTAATATAGGTGTATATGGAGAATCAAATGAATATTACGGTGTTTATGGAACTTCACCATTAGCAGGTGTTTATGGAAATTCAGATAGTGGATATGGTGTTCAAGGATATTCTGAATCAGGAATAGCTGTATATGGTAGTTCTCAAGACAATATTGGTGTACAAGGAAATTCACCACTTGGAACAGCTATATCTGCAAATTCTGATTCAGGAACTGGTTTATATAGTTATTCTGAATCAGGTGTAGGCGTATCTGCTACCTCTAATTCAATAGGTTTAGAAGTGAATGGAAATGGTACAATAGCTATTGAAGCTAATTTAGGTAACTCAAATAAAGGTTTAGTTATAAACAGCGGAACTTCGTCAACTGGCAATTTCATAGAATTAGATAAAAACGGAGTTGATAAATTAGTAGTAAATCAAGCTGGAGAATTAACTGCTACAAAATTAATTAAACAAGGTGGTACTTCATCTGAAATATTAGCTGCTGATGGTTCTGTAATAACTGCTGGAACAAATATAACAATTACAGGCGGTCAAATATCTTCTGTTGGTGGGACAGGCGGAGGAGGTTCAAGTGTTAATTATTATTTAAACGGCGGTACAAGTCAAGGTACATTTGGGGGTACAACTTATTATGAGTTTAGTAAGACTGCAGTAATAGGAACAGGTGCGGATTTTAATATAAGTTCTAATGGATATATAGCTTCATTTATAACTGATGTAGCAGACCCATCACTATTACTTATTCCTGCTGGAAATTGGAATTTAGAATTTTTCTTTTCTTCAAGTTCTGCTGGTGGTTCACCTTCATTTTATGTTGAATTATATAAATACGATGGAACTACATTTACGTTAATCACAAGTAGTTCTGCTACTCCTGAAGGAATAACAGGTGGCACAGCTATTGATGCTTATTTTACACCATTGGCAGTTCCTGAAACAATATTAACGGTTAATGATAGATTAGCTATTAGAGTTTTTGTAAATGCTTCAAGCAAAACAATTACACTACATACTCAAAATGGACATCTTTGTGAGGTAATAACAACTTTTACTGCTGGATTAACTGCTTTAAATGGATTACAAGCACAAGTTCAAAATTTTGCAACAGGAACAACAGGGACAGATTTCGCTATTAATTCAAGTGGAAGTACACATACATTTAATTTACCAAGTGCAAGTGCAACTGCAAGAGGTGTAGTTACAACGGCAAGTCAAACATTCGCTGGAGATAAAACATTTACAGGGGCAATAGGTGCAAGTAATTTAAGCGGAACTAATACAGGAGATAATGCTACAAATACTCAATATAGTGGATTAGCAACATCAAAACAAGATACTTTACAATCTACTGTAAATATTAAATCTATTAACGGAAATAGTCTTTTAGGAAGTGGAGATTTAACAATAAGTGCATCACCTGCTTCTCAATCTGCATTTACAATATTAGCAAACAACACAAATGCAACTGCATTACCAACTGAACAACCATTTGAAAATTTAACTAATCAAGTATATTCAGGTACTATTGTTTGGACGGGTGGTGCTGCACCAAGTGGAACTACTTCACATACTTATTCGTTATCTCAAGTTGGTAATTTAGTAACATTAACAATAAATTTAGTTTATGGTGCTGCTGGAGCTTCAACATTAAATAATGTAACTATGGAATTGCCATCAACTGCTCCTCAACCATCAGCACCATCTTCAGTAACAACAGTTGGCGATGTATTAAGTTTTGTAAATGGAAATATAACAACAACAAAATTGGTACCAGCTGCTAATGCTGTTTCAATAATTCGTTTAAAATCAACTTCTCCAAACGTATTTGAAATAAGTATATCAAGAGCAGCCGCATCATATAGATACGCATACGCAACAATTCAATATTTTGTATAATGAGACATATAAGACAAATTAATTCAGTAGGAACAGATAGTTATACTGTTGTAATAGCAGAAGAACCATTAGAGCAACACCCATCAATAGTAAATCATCCAGATTTATTTGAAATTTCAGAAGATGATATTCCAGAAACACATCAATATTTAAATTATGAATAATTTAGATAAAATATTAAATAAGATTATCTCACGTAAGTTAATGGTATTTATAATCGCTTGTTGTGGATTATTCGCTGGAGATTTAACATCTCAAGATTGGGTAGTAATAGCTACTGCTTATGTAAGCATTCAAGGATTTACTGATATAGTTGCAAAATTAAAAAGTTAAATGGAGTCAATGAAATTATATATGCTTAATTCGTTAGCATTGGTTATTACGTTTACTAACGTAGAGAATATATTAAAATTAACTCTTTTAGTGTTATCTATTGTATATACAGGTGTTAAAATTTACGAATCATTTAATAAAAATACAAATGAAAATACAGATAAAAAGACTTCATAAAAGCGAAAATTCTACAATAGGAGAAATGACTATTGATGGTAAATTTGAATGCTATACTTTAGAGGATATAGAAAGAGATGTTAAAATAAAATCTGAAACTGCTATTCCAAAAGGTACATACAAAGTAATTATAAATCAATCAAACAGATTTAAAAAATTAATGCCATTGGTTTTAAATGTTCCTAACTTTGAAGGAATACGTATTCATCCAGGGAACTCTAATCACGATACAGAAGGTTGTATATTAGTTGGACAAACAAGGTCTAAAGATTATATAAGTAAATCAAGAAAAGCTTACGAAATATTATTTGCAAAAATGAAATTAGCTAAAGATATAACTTTAACAATATTGTAATGATTAAAAAAAATAAAGGGGTTATTACATTTTGGTTATCAGTTATATTAGCTTCTACTATAGTTACATTATTATCATCTTGTTCAACAAGAAAAGTAGTAA